GCGGGTAACACTGAAAAGGCAGATGTGGTGTTGAGGTTGTTGAAGTCTCTATTTCCATGGTCGATGGCTCAGAGTAAGAGCCACTCATCCATGAACTTGACTAGCTTGGTGCGCGATTTTCTCTTGTACCCGGAAGCGTTGGCAGCTGTGGAACAACATGTGGAATGCCACAGTGTGAAGAAGTTGGGCAAGGTGGGCAGGTCGTACTCTTTGTTGAGTATGATGCTTGCACCACATGCAATATTCTGGGGCCAACAGCATGCGTGTGCCGTCCTTAGGTTTGTCTGCTCCAGTGAAGAGAGTTTCCTGGAGTTTAGGCACATACTGAAGGCGTGCGGCAACCAAATTAGCATTACCTCGAATGAGTGGGGTGATGTATTCAAGCCACACAACAACTTTGTTAAGAAGATGAGGCGCGGGGTGCGTAGCACTGGTGTGCTTCTCGATGCAAAGGGTGTGGGCAAGATCTCTTACTTGAACAACTTGTCTGGAAAGCTGAGTATTGACATCAAGGAAGGGATTGAGCGACGGAGCAGGATGCAGGTCCGGGCGACGCCGCTCTCATACAACATGATGACAGGCGTGTTCAGCACATCACAAGGGGTGGCTGACATGCTGGATGGCATAGATAATGTGTATGGGGAGTGGGCCAAGGTCAATAAGAATAAGCTGGATTCTGCATCTGTTGAGTACCTGAAGAGGAACAAGTTTGTGACTGCAGGTAGCGCAGGTGGGTTCAGCGTGACCACACCGCAGGATTTCAAAGAATGGAGGCGTAAGAAGAAGTTCAACTGGGAATCAGCGGGCTTTGCACTGGACAAGCTTGTGGATGAATCGACAGCTGTGTGGCTTGAGCATGTGATAGACACCATGAGTGCACAACCGGGGTCAGTGATGGCAGGCAAGACAATGCCTGCTGGCAAGGCCACATGGGATGGTGTCATGAAAGAGATTGTGCACCTAAACAAGCGTGGCGCTGCTGAACGCATAGCATGGGACTGTGTGAAGAAGGTTATTGATGAATGCATCCCAGCGACTCAGTCAGTCAGCGTCACCAAGTTCGAGGATGGCAAGACAAGGTTGTTGCTTGCTTCAAGTGTGATACACTATCTGGTGTATTGTTTGCTTCTCACCTTTGGGAGTGACATCTTGAAGCGTGGCTCAGATGAGTATGATAGAGCCGGCACGCCTGAGTTTGCTTGGGAAGAGTTTGCTTGGAGCACGAGGATGACTCGTAGATCGTCCCACAACAGCCATGGCATAAGATGCTTTGACTATCGGGATTTCAATGCCCAGCATGCCTTGCTGAGTATGTTTCTGCTCGAACTGGCTTGGATTGCAAACCGGGGTTCTGATCTCACACTGATGGGGCCGGATATGGCTGAGATGTTCCAGATCATTGAATGGCTGGGCATATCTCGCCTGCGGCAAACAGTGCGTTGGCAGGATGGTGAGGTCTCTGCCGTGCTCTCTGGACTAGTATCAGGGAGCAGGGCCACAGAAGAGACAAACACACCGCTCAACATAGCGTATGAGCGTGTGCTCAAGTACACCTACCAGCGTATCTTCAACAGTGAGAGCACAATGGCCCGGAGGGCAAAGGGTGATGACGCCAAGGGCTTCCACGCATCAACAGCCGGTGATGGCTGGCTCACAGGTGTGGTATTGAACAGGCTGGCATATTATGTCGGTTTGGAAGGCAGCGAATTCAAGATCCTGACCGGCTACGGCTGGCTGGAGTGGCTTCGTGTGCTAACTGACCAAGATGGCAATGTCAATGGTTCAATAGCCAGGACTGTGGCAAATAGCGTGGTGAGCAGCTTCCAGAACGCGACCTATCGTGATATGCGCGAGGGTACAGCTGGGTTCATGGATCAGGCTGCAAATGAGATGAGGCGTGGTGTGCACTTGGAGTGCGCACGCCAGTATGTGCGAGTGACCACACATTACTGGAAGCGGGTGACGTGGCTGTACCAGCGTGATGATGCCATAGTGAGCGCCAAGCTCACAGTGGAAGGCAGCGTACATGGGACCAGCTCGGCTGAGAACAAAGTCATCCATGGTCACAAGAGCAAGAGTGCGCCGAACAACAGCATTCCAAACGAGTATCTCGTATGTGATACAGCATTGTCTGGAATGGGTGGCGC